TTATTTAACTGTAATCAAGCCATCTGGCTCTACTGTGAAGTCTGGCTTATCTGCCAGTGTTCCGTCTGGTTTGAGGTAGTACCAACCTGTTCCGTCCGCTGACTGGATAAAGGCATTTGATACCATGGCGCCTTCTTTAGCGTCTAAGTAGTACCAAGTGTCCTTGTACTTGACCCAGCCTGTCTTCATGGCACCTTCTACATCAAAATAGTACCACTTGTCAGCGATTTTCTTCCAGCCTGTGGCCATTTCGCCTGAGTTGTCGAACCAGTACCAGTTGCCGTCTGTGTGCTTCCTCCAGCGGTCTGCAAGCATATAGCCTGAACTGTCAAAGTAGTACCAAGTGCCATTGATTTTCTCAAACTTATAGAAAGGAGGAGATAGTATGGCAAATACTCCAATAAAACCTGGAACAGATAATCAGAAACCTGGTCGCTATGTAGAGGTAGGACCTCGTGGCGGAAAAGTTACTAATGGTCATACCGCAACTATCGGAAAAGGTGATCGGCTCCCTCCGACATCTGCTAAAGGCAACGGTTGGAAAAAAGTCTAATCTTCATTTGCGTACAATCGTTCAATGGTTGTACGCTTTTTCCATACACAAAAGCACATTCCCAAAAAATCAATTTGAATCCATGCTTCGGCGTAATCTTTCCCATTGCTGGCATAGTGAGTTATATAATGGTGAATCATTTTATTCCTTCCTCCTATTGAGTTACTTGAGAAGTATCATGAATGGCTTCATAGCTAAGACGCTTAAATTCTTCTGAGTCTATCTGAAAATTGATAGGCTTTTTTTGTAAACACTCAAGAAAACTAGTGTTTCTTAAAAGTTTTTCAACTAACTCAGGGTCTGCCTTTACAAAGGTGGACTCTTTTTGTCCACTATACGGATATCGTTTTGGTCTCATTTTCCTACTCCTCAAATCTTTCCTACTCAATCCCATAATCTTCAATAACCTGAAGAATGAAACTGTTCGCTCGTGGACCTTTAGTCGTTCCACTTAGAATGTTTGTCACTTCCTGTCGTTTAAAGCCGTAAGCAACCGCTAGAGTTGCTTTTTTAATGCCTTTCTCTTTCAAGAAAGCAATAACTCTTTCGCGACCGTTTGCGATATCTGGCATATTTTCTCCTTTCTTTTTCTTTCTTCTTTTTCTGCTATAATATAAGCAGAAAGGAGTTAACCTTATGACTTTTAAAGAATATTTACTCAAAGCAAGCAAACGCGACATCTACGATGATGGTAAAGATTTTGATTTTGAAACCATCTTTGCTAGAGAAATATTACGTTATGCACACGATTCTGAACTGGAAACCAAAACAGGTTTCTTTCGTCATCTTGAAATCATGAATGCTGATTCGTGGTTTGTTGAACTTGCTCGCTCAATTTATCAAGATTTTGAGAAATCAATTTCAGATTCTCACTAATCGAGCGTGACTTTTTTTGATATGGCAATCTCAGAAATTTACCACCAGCGCTGACTACCTTAATGACTTTTTCAAGGTGGTCTTTTTCTTGTTCTAAATTTTTAAGAATACTTACCATCAGCACGTTCCTCCTCTTTACTTATTTGTAAATAAGAAACAACTAAAAATGTAACTATTTTTCTGCATTATACTTGACAACTTACACCAAATCGGCTAAAATTAAAGCATAATAAAAACACCAATAAATCTATAAATACCGTTCGCCAAAACATTTTTATAATTTATTTCTTAGTTGTTTTTTTAGTTGTTTATCACTTACAAAAAACATTTTACACCTTTTGGGATAATTAGTCAACCTTTTTACACCAAATTTGTTAAATTTTTTGTGATGTCTTAGAAAGGTTGATTTAACAATGTTTGAGACATTTGAAAAAATAAAAGAATTGGCAAAAAAGCGTGGAAAAGCTCTTGGACAAGTAGAAGAAGACTTAAGTTATGGTAGAAATACACTCTATAAGATAAAAAATTCTACGCCAAACGCTGAACGTATCGCAGAAATTGCTAATTATTTCAACGTATCCACCGACTACCTGCTCGGACGAACAGATAACCCTGCTATCGCTGGGAGTGATGAATTTGCCCAAGTAAACGGACAAATCATAGACTTACGCAAAGCAGCAGCCAACACCATGTTATTTGACGGGAAACCACTAAATGAAGATGATATCGACTTCATTACATCCGTCCTATCCGCCCACTTCAAAAGCAAAGGAGAACGCTAATGACTATCACTATCAACTTCACAGAAAAAAATTCCTACATTACGGACTACCTAAACAAACACGGTATCGACACAACGACCATGGATTTTGACGACTTCATGGCACTCATGGAAGATATCGAAGACGCACGAGCAGCCGACCAAGCCTATATGGAGTATTTAACCGACCCAGCTACTTATACCATGGATGAGGTCTTGGATGAACTAGGACTAACTCGAGAGGATATTGCTTAATGTATCGGCTAGATATTGATAAAAAAGCTCTCAAGCAACTTAAAAAACTAGATACCCCAACCAGAAAACAAATCCTATCCTGGCTTGCTAAAAACATTGAAAACACGACCAATCCACGACAACACGGAAAAGCACTAAAAGCCAACCTTGCAGGTTACTGGCGATACAGAGTAGAGAATTACCGCATCATCTGTGATATCCAAGACGATAAACTAGTCGTCCTAGCCGTGGAAATCGCCCACCGCAGAGATGTCTATAAATAACGAAGGAGAACTATGACACTCGCTAAACTCTGCGAAGAATATCAAGTAGAACTTTGTCTCTTCGACGGTTCAAACTGGCACAATAGCGGTTTCTACAATCCAGACACAAACGTACTCGCTATTGACCACAACTTGACTCCTGAACAACAAATCCAAGTCGCCCTACACTAACTTGGACACAAAGACCACACACGCTCAGAGTACCAGAACGCCCGTCTACGCTGTGAAAACGAAGCTGATAGGATATGATCCATCATCTCATAAAAGACGCACTAGAAAACTTAGACGACCCCACAGAGTTTGATTACCTCAAATTCATGTCTTACTACAATCTAAAAACCATGACAAATGAAATCATGGTTAAAGAAGAGTATTTAGCATTAGTAAATTAAAAAAAGGAGTATCAATATGGAAATTGATAAAGTAAAAGCCGATTTAAAACAAGTCGGCAAACGTGTAGCAGACCTCAGCCAAAGCATTACGAATGAAGAACAAACAAAGAATGCCTTCATTATGCCGTTCTTCCAAGCGCTTGGATATGATATCTTCAATCCACTTGAATTTGTCCCGGAATTTACTGCCGACGTGGGCATTAAAAAAGGCGAAAAAGTCGACTATGCGATCATTTTGGATGGCGATCCTCAAATCCTAATTGAATGTAAATCAATTACAGAAAACCTTACTAAGCACGACTCTCAACTATTCAGATATTTCGTAACTACTAAATCAAAATTCGGTATCTTGACAAATGGTAGAGAATATAAATTCTTTACTGATTTAGATGAGCCAAATAAAATGGACACAACTCCATTCTTAACAATCGATGTGACTGATATCAAAGAAAATCAATTTACTGAAATCATCAAATTCCACAAAGAGAATTTTGATATTGATAATATTGTTTCATCAGCTTCTGAATTGAAATACCTCAACAATCTTAAAGCGTTCCTTACTGAAAATATCACTACACCGTCAGATAGCTTCCTCAGATATCTAACTTCTGAAATCTATGAAGGGCGTGTTACTCAAAATATCTTAACGACATTTTCTCCCATTATTGTGAAAGGGTTTAATCAATTCATCACAGAGCGAGTTAATGAAAAATTAAGTGCTGCACTTAATACAAGCGTTGAAACCAAAGTAACAACCGATATTCCAAAAGTTGAAGCTGAAGCTGAAGAGATTGTCGAAGTAACTGACGAAATTATCACAACTCCTGCTGAATTAGAAGTTTATACTGTTGTTAAAATGCTTGCTAGGGATGTAGTTTCTCCAGAACGTGTATTTTACAGAGATAACCGTAGCTATTTCAATGTTTTGGTTGACGATAACATCAAAAAATGGGTATTACGTTATCGTTCAAATTCAAAAAAAAGCACTATCGAAATCCGTGATAAAGGCATCTTCCCGGTGTCTACCCCTCTCGAAGTCGCAAATTATGCCAATGAAATTTTAGAAGTAATCAAGAAATTCTCATAATAAAAAAGCCCTCTTTACTATACCCATTTTATCAAAAAAGTGAGGTAAAATCAATGTGGATGGAAGAATTACCAAACGGCAAATATAAATTTTTTGAGAGATACAAAGATCCATATACTGAGAAATTAAAAAAAGTCTCAGTAACGATGGAGAAAAAAACTCCCCAAGCAAGAAATCAAGCTGCGATTTTACTTCAGGAAAAGATAAAACAAAAGTTAGGAGAAAAACAACATTCTGTTTCTAATATAACTTTTGAAAAACTATATGAAGAATTTGAGGAGAATTGGAAACACGGCGTAAAAAACTCAACCGTCTACGCTTCAAAGAATGTAAAAAAAGAGATTTTAAAGCAGATAGAGGGCGACTACCTAGTTAGAAATATTGATAGACGTTTATTACAAAAAGTAATAGATCAACTATTACAAGATGGGAGATCTCATAACTATGTTTCTAAAATCAAATTCAAGCTCAATCAGATAATAAAATTTGCTATCAGAATGAATTATATTGATACAAATGAAATGCTATTTGTTGAAACGCCTAGAAAAGTAATTACATCCGACGAACTCAGAAAGAAAAATACAAAATACTTAGACCAAAAAGAGTTTAAGTTATTCATCCAAAATTTAAAAGACGAGGCCCTATGTGATTATCGAATTACAAAGTATATCCGAATAGCTAAAGTTCTTTTTCTTACTGGCATGAGGTATGGAGAGCTGGCAGCCTTAAACTACAAGGAAGATATAAATTTTTCTAAAAAGACTATTCACATCAAGCATACATACGATTTCAGACAAAAAGAGAGAACTACACCAAAGACAATCAAGTCCGATAGGGTTATAACAGCACCTCAAAAAGTGTTAGATATTATCAAAGAGCAAATAATAGAGAATGCGACAAATGGATTTGATACAGATTTTATTTTCATCAATACTCTAGGAGAACCAATAACAAATGCCAGGGGTATTTGTGCATTGAAAAGACATGGTCAAAAAATTGGCATAGAAAAAAACATAACTACACATACATTTAGACATTCTCATATATCCCTACTTGCTGAGCTAGGCATTCCCTTGACTGCCATCATGGATAGAGTAGGACATAGTGACTCAAAGACCACACTAGAGATTTATTCCCATGTCACTCAAAAAATGGTATCAGACATATCTAGTAAGTTAGAAAAGATTAAACTATAAATTATGCCCCTCACCTGCCCCTTTTTTATCATATAAGACAAACAAAAACCCTTTAAAGTGTTGATATTAAAGGGTTTTTAAATTGTACGAAAAAAAGAGCACACAATTCAAATCGCTTAGGGCTGCTGGATTCCTCCCCTGACCCGCTTCACGCAGAACTGTTGCTCCACTATTTATTATATCACATTCCTATTCATTTTAAAAGCAAAATTATTTTTTCCGTCTATTTCTAAAAAAATCCTGCATGATAGCTGCGCATTCATCTTCCAAAATTCCTATTTCAACCTCCACACGATGATTGAGACGCTCATCTGTCAAGATATTGTACAAACTCCCAGCAGCGCCAAATTTCTGGTTTTTAGCCCCATAGACCACATTTGGAATGCGGGCAAGCCCAATCGCTCCACTACACATGACACAAGGTTCAATGGTCACAAAAAGTGTGCAATCCAGCAAGCGCCAGCTCTCCTCACTCAAGTTCGCATCCTCTATAGCCATAATTTCCGCATGCATAACCGCTCGCTGTAATTCCTCACGCGCATTATGCCCACGACCAATGATTTCCCCATCTTTGACAATCACACAACCAATTGGAATTTCATCGTGTTCAAGAGCAATCTCAGCCTCTCTCAAAGCCTCCCTCATAAAGACTTCTTTTTCTTCAAGCGTATAATACAT